CTAACATTGGGGAGGGTGGATCCTCCGGGTTTCCCCTGCTGCCAAGCGACTCACTACGAGACGCACAAACTTAACCCCGCGCTAAGTTTGTTGTATACCGGTAATTTCAGACAACCGGTGTTGTTGATGGTGTCCAGGATGACACGCTCATCAGATCGAATCCAAAAAGGAACTTCGTCCATATGAGAAGCATTGTAGGCATCGTAAAAATCTGTCCATCTTGTGTCGACGGACGAAAATTGAAACGGTAGGGGCCCTAATTGCTTCATGGAGCGGATTTTGTTTTCGATATCGTATTGTTCGGAGACTGAGATGTTGTACATTGTGTCGACCAATTGTCTAGTGCTCATTCCGGGTTCAGCTACCTGAGAACCCCACTTAAGTGATTCTAAGTATTTCTCCTTGTCCCACGCATCCATGTTGTCAATCATCTTCTGACCGACGACCACGTCATCCGTGAGTTCAAGAATCTTCTTCCCGAGCACACCCAATATAGGGCATTTTCCAAATTGGTAGACGAGTGAATAACCTCGTGCTCTCAACAGTTCTTTTGCTGTCTTTTGGTTGGCATTTACATACTTCTTATTTGTCCAACCTAGACGGCACACCTGATCCTGGATATCGGTGACGACCGTTTTATCATCTATGTCATAAACTTGTCCACAAAAAGATGCGGTTTCAAGCCTATCCGTTACTCCAATCTTGATGGTCATTCCTAATTTCTCAAAGTCTTCCGTGGTAGGGTTCGGACCTTTATTTTTGAAAATTCCATCGTCGCCTTCGACAAAGCCCTTAACCTTGTCTACAGGACAACCAGCCTCTTGAGAAGTAAATAAATACAACATCAGATTCGTGAAGCCGTTAGATGTGGAGGTGTCCATTTCGCCGGACATTCTGCAAGCCTTCAGCAATGCAGAAAACGTTTTGAAAACTAGATGATTACAGCCGGTTTTTGTACTCGCCATGAGGTCCGCTACCGCTCTAGCATCCGGTAGTAACTTTGTCATGAACTTGAAAAGTTCATTCTCACAGGCGTCCATAAGAAGTGCATGGAAGTGGGCTTCGAAGCTGGTATAATCGGTGAAAACATATTTTGCTCCTGGTTCATAGAGGGTATCGTAAATTACCTTGGGCCTGTCTACGACGGGGACCTTCTTAATAAACCAATTGAGTTTAAATAACTGATTAGAAACTGATTGCACCAACGGTCCGAACAAGCATTTAGCATGGTCAGTTCGTGAATAAATTCCGCGAGGGAACTTGAATTCACCGTAGGTCTCATCCTTCACAAAACATTTTACTGTTTGTAGTTGTT